CCTACAAGTTTATTATGTACAGAGACGATGAGGACGCAAGCAAGGGTCCACAGTTCAAGGGTTATCAAGCAAAGGCAACGATTGCTACTCCACGTCAGCGTGTGATGCAGTTTCCTGTCTATTGCTATGACATTGAGACTGACCGCTACAACGAAGTGCTTGGCTATGAAGGCAGAGCCTTCGATAAGATTCGCCTAATGGAAGATATCGAAGCCAATGGCGACGTAGTTACTTGGCAAGACTTAACAACTGGTGAATCTCGTCAGGCTGTTATTGAACAAGTAACTTTCACCCGATTAACCCCACCAGATAAGCGCTTTGATGGCTTTGGTGGAATTCTACAAATCACTATCCGTACCGTATAACTCTTAGGAGCGCAAATGACCACAGCAAATTGGGCTGGACTAATCGTATCTGTAATAGCAATTGTATCTGCATTCGCAGGTTCAGTTCGATGGTTAGTTAAGCATTACCTTTACGAACTTAAGCCTAATTCTGGCAGTAGTCTCAAAGATTCCGTCATTAGACTAGAAGAAAAAGTAGAAATCCTTTATCAGATGATGTTACAAAGAGGGAAGAATGAATGAAGTCTGTTGCCAAGAAAGCCACACCTGCCGCTATTGCTGTCCTTCGTCAAGCCACGGCGATAGCGCCATTGCGTATGAAAGCATCGGATGGACTTCTTCCGTCCAACGCTCATTTGAAACAGAGTCCAACCAGCGACCATAACACTGGTCTTGCAGTTGACTTAACTCACGACCCGAAGAATGGTATTGATTGTGAAGATATTTTTGAAAAACTTAAAGAAGATAAGCGTGTCAAGTACCTTATCTTCAAAGGAAGAATCTGGTCCAAAGAAAAATCTAAGTTGGGAAACAGACGGTACACTGGGACTAATGCTCATAATAAGCATCTTCATATTTCTATTGAGTCCACTATGGGTACCGATACTTCTCCTTGGTTTTGGTGGATGAATCAACCTAAGACTCTTAATCAGGTTATTGCTAGTTTGACTACAGTGCCTGCAAAGAAAGCATACAAGACCGAAGTTTGTACCTGTTGCAAAGTGCACGGTGCAAAAGCCTAATCCCCTAGGAGGATACAATGGAGCAATTCAAACAAGTAGCACTCACTTGGTTTCGTGCAGCGGCAGCATCTGCTGTAGCACTTTTCCTTGCTGGTGAATCAGACCTTAAGACTCTATCAATGGCAGCATTGGCTGGATTCGCTGGTCCGCTACTCAAGTGGCTAGATTCATCTGCCGTAGACTTTGGTCGCGGTTCAAAGTAATACCCTTTAGAAGCCTTCCAAGGCGGTTTTAAGACACTTAGACCCTCAGGTCATAGGATTACCTATGGCTTGGGGGTCTTTTTGTCATTTCTATGGGTTGCCTTCGGCGTGTCTAAAACTTGCATTAGGGGTCGGGTGTGTGTATACTCAGATTATTAATTAAATTATTAATTAATATAAGGCGCGGAGCGCCGATATAATATATAATTATTATATATAACTTAATAGATTTACATAGTTCTCCCTTGTTGAGTACCCTCCTGTCCTCTAAGGGAGGACTATGTAACAACTTTCAGACAGGAGAAGTCGATGATTAAATTGGACAGTTACGAACTGCCAGCACATATATCCTACTCAGCATTTACAACCTACCTAACCTGTGGTTACCAGTACTACTTGGGTAGACTACTTAAGGTTGAAGAAGAACCATCCATCTGGTCAGCAGGCGGACGAGCATTCCACTTGGCAGCAGAGTTGTATGACTATGACAATTAACCCACTATGGGAACAAGCGTGGCGTAAAGAGACCGAAGGTCTTGACTTTGCCAACGCACGAGTAGCAGGACGAGCAACTAAACTCAACCCTAACAAGGAAGATGCTGCTTGGTGGTATGAACAAGGTTCCGTATGGACTGATAACTACATCCTATGGCGCAAGAACAACCCTAACTGGAAAATCTGGACGACACCTCAAGGTGCTAAGGCTATCGAGTTAGAGTTAAACCCTGTCATCTCTGGAGTACCAGTGAAGATGTTCATTGACAGAATCTTTGAGGTTGACGGTAAGTTAGTTATCGTTGACCTAAAGACCTCTCGTGCACGTCCTCAATCTGACCTCCAGTTAGGCTTCTACAAAGTGGGAGTCGAGATGATGCTGGGTGTGGAAGTCAATCTAGGAAACTACTGGATGTCTCGTGAGTCGGGGACAGGAGAGATGATTGACCTAAGTAGGTATACACAGGACACGCTTGAATACTTTGTCGATGGCTTTGATAAAGCACGCAAGGCTGGTATATTTCTACCGAACCTACAATCGTGCAATTTCTGTGGACTCACAGAACATTGCCAATTCACGAAGGAAAAATAAATGCATAAAGTAAATGCACTATCAGCACAAGATGTGTTAGTTGCACTTGAGATGAAAATCATTACACAAGATGAAGCACGCGAAGCACTAGGCTTTGCAGTTAACAAGGAGGACAAGTAATGGCAGAAGATTGGAAGTTACAGGTCTCTTACAAGACCAACGGTGGGGATATGATAAATGTCCGTGCTAATACAGCAGATGAACTTAGCGTATTGCTAGAGGGAGTTGCTGATTTCTCAACACAGATTGCAGCAACAGGAAGAATGCTTAACGGTGCAAGTGTGGTAGCCCCTTTGGCGACGCCTACTTCAACTCCCGTGCAGCAAGCCTCTCCTACCTTCGTAACCGCCCCGACAGCGGAAGCATCAGGTACCACTCCAACGTGTCTTCACGGGGACAGAAAGTTCCTGTCGGGAATCTCGAAGAAGAACGGCAAGCCTTACCGAATGTGGGTATGTCAACAACCACAGGACCAGGGACAATGCACACCAGTCAATGGTTAGACATTGACATAAAGTAGAATTGGTGGAGGGGTATTTATTAGGGGAAGATATCTACCCCTCTTCCAACTTAAGACAGGAGAAGCGGATGGAAAAAACAGTCAAGTACTTATTACAAGAAGCATACGTTGATGGATATAACGATGCTCGTGTTGCAATTGCAGAAGAGATTGAAAGACTGCCAGTTGAAAGTTCAACTACTAATGCAGTAGGTATGCAAGTTTTGGCTGCAAAGATTGCACGAGGTAAGAAGTGAGAACACTTGTTCGCTCTGTAGGTAGAGCAGATATTGGTGGAGAACCACTGCCTCCAGTATTTCGTTCGCTTGATTCAAACAAAATTATATTTCGTAGAGCAGAAGTCTCTATGCTTGCAGGTACTCCAGGTGTGGGAAAGTCCACTCTGGCACTGGCTTTAGCCCTTAAGATGAAGGTGCCAAGCCTCTACATTTCAGCAGATACTAACGCACACACTATGGCTATGCGTCTTGCATCAATGATTAGTGGTAAGAATCAAACTGATGTTGAGACACTAATGAACAGTGACTACGGCTGGACTAAAGCAACTCTTGCTAAAGGTTCACACATTGTCTGGTCATTTGAATCATCACCTACTCTTCAAGATATAGACGAAGAGGTTCAAGCATTTGAGGAACTATGGGGATGCCCACCGACTGCAATCTTTGTAGATAACCTAATGGATATTGCTACCGATGGTGGTGAAGAGTTCGCATCTATGCGTGCGATTATGAAGGAGTTGAAGTATCTTGCCCGTGCTACTAATGCCGCTGTTATTATTTTGCACCATACTTCTGAGGCTGTATCTGGTAATCCTTGTCAGCCTAGGTCGGCTCTCCAAGGTAAAGTTGCACAACTTCCTGCTCTTATCTGCACTCTTGGTGTCGTTGGTACTTCTATGGCAATTGCACCAGTAAAAAATAGATACGGAAGAGCAGATGCAAACGGAGATTTGTTAGCGTGGCTAGCATTTAATCCTGAGTATATGTTTATGGATGACATACCAGAGAATGGATAAGCAATGATTAGAGAAGAAGAAGACGATATGACTCAGGAGATGCGTGCTTTTGTTTTGCTTGAACTTAAGCAGGAGACTACTAAGTTAATCGAGAAGATTCAAGCAGCCAAGATACCAGTCACAGATGAGTGGACTGAGGGTGTCAACGCTGGATTAGAGTGGGCTGTTCGCATTCTCAAGAAGGATAAGAGTGCCTCTTAGTGTGGACTTATGCACTCAGTACAACTGAGGAAGTTT